ATATAGAACTGAGCAGCCATCAAGCCAGAACCGCAATATGCAGTACGAGTTTGATCACCGCCGCCCGAACGCCAAATACTTTGGGTGGTAGAAAGAGCCATTTGAATTTTCCCTCATGCGGTTAGGTGCGTCGATCTGCATGAAGTCAGGCCGGGGGCCTGTTCGAACGCACCGGATAATCCCCGGAATACCTACTTTATATACTACAAAAAAGGGGGCGTAAAGCCCCCTTTTCCATTACGCGCCCGGAGAGCCGAACATGCCCAGCGGGTCAGACCAGCCGAACGAGTAACGCTCACGAGCCTTGTAACGCACGTTGCCGGTGTCAAAGTCACCGTCCATCGAGTTAGCCAGCGGGCTACGAACAAAGTGCTTCATGCCGTTTGGAACGTCAGTGGTCAGGAACCATGCGTTGTTGTCGGTCAAGAAGTGGTTGATCGTATAGCCTTCTGGGATCGAACCGTTGTTCTTCAGGGCGTTGATGTCGTTGTCGTTAGTGCCGACGCGGAGTTCGGTTTCCAACAGACGAGTAGCAACGAACTGGAGAGCAGGTGGAACAATCAGCTTACGAGGCTTAGCAGCAATCAGCAGACCACGTTCGTCAGTCCACGCAGCGATTTGAATCACGGCGTTTTCCAGCGAAGTTTCGTTCAGGTCAGCAGGGGTAGCAGGCTCGTTAGAGTTGACGCCACCACCAACCAGAGGGTGATCAGTAGCAAACAGTGCCTTGCCGTCGCCGCCCGGATAGGATGCCGAGAAGCCGTTGTTCAGCACGTTAGCTGCTTTGACTTGCTTAGTGTAAGACATAGCACGAGCCAGAGCCTTGGTATAACGAGCCGACAGGCTGTCATACAGGTTATCTTCGATGGCCTCTTCGGTCAGCGAGAAACCCAGAGCAATGGTTTCGTGGTTGTATCGAGCAGTCCAAGCTTCCTGCGCATTGTCATAAGCAATCGCAGAGCCTTCGTTCTTGACTGGAGCAGCCGAGAAGCCAGACAGCTTGGTTTCTTCTTCGAAGGAACGCTCGGAAGTCTCAGTTTCGTAGATTTCCTTGTGCTCTTCGCCGTAACGAGCGTACTCCATGCCGAACAGGGCGTTCAGGCCGGGGAGCAGCTCTTTCAGTAGTTGTGCGCGTGAAATAGCCATGATTTAACTCCCTTATACGCTGTCAGGTCCAACCGGGTTCAGGTACGAATGACCGCCAGCCATAGTTACCGACGCGGTCTCAGCCGTGAAGTCGATAGTGATGGTTGGGTGCGGAGCATTCCACTTAACAATAACTTCGCTGTAGTTACCGCTGGAATTGGTAGTCTCTTCTACAAGACCAACAACACGGAACGGTAGAGTCTGCGCAGTATTGCTGCCCGAATCATAAGCACCGATGTTCGAGTTACCCGAAATGGTGGTGTTCGAGGCTGGCTGCGAAATAGCCAAGTTATTGCCCAAAATCGTGCCCGCAATCGGGGTGATGGTGGTCGAAGTTGCACCGCCAGTCACAGCGACCTTGAACAGTTGGTCAGGGTCATCAGCCACATAAGCCAAGATGTCCGAAGCAACTACGCTACCCGGATACGAGTTAGCAAATAGCTTCTGACCAGTCGAGGGGTTAGTGTAGCTAACACCGAGGAACACACCGGTTACGCCGTTGGCGTTAACGGTAGTCGTACCGGTTTCTTTAACAATAGTGCCACCATCCAAACGAACGATATCGCCGTTATAGATAGCAGTACCGTAGTTGCTTGCAATCGGGAGTTCACGAGTCTGGCCCGCGAACACCTGACCACCGATCAGATTGATCGGCTTTAGCCCGTAGGGGGCATTTACAGTCGGGTATGCCATGTTTGACTCCAAAAATGAGATTAACCACCTTTGCCGAACGTAGTCGTAGACTTCTTCTCAGAGAAAAGAGGCATACGAGCATCGTTCTCGCGCATAAAGCTGTTGTCAATTGCAGTCGTCTGGGCTTGGGTCTGGCCTGCGTAGTAATCATTACGCTGCTTTACAAACTCTTCAGGCGTCTTGCACAGTAACAACCCATCGACCTCGATATTCTCTTTAAAGCGACTATCTGGATCGACTAGCAGTCTAAATTTGGGTTGCTCCTCAATCCTGACTGGCTCCCAACCTTCTCGCAGCTTAGCGGAGATGTTCTTAGGGTCAGCCTTATTAAGTGTAGCAACACGTATCCACCTGTACGCAAATCCAGCCTGTTTATCAGGCTCCGGTAGCAATTCCGCAGGAGCCCACTGCTTAGGACGCTCCTGTTGGGTACGGGCTTCTAATTCTCTAGTAAGACGGTTCTCGCTCATGGTCAGTTTCCTTGTAATTTAAGGACTTCGCGGGCGTATTGCTCCGGAGTCAGTTTGAACTTCTTAGCCAACGCTGCTTGTGTAGACGTTAACTTCACCTGCTTCGGAGCCGTGCTCCGCTTAGCTGACGCTACGACGGTACTCGGCTTACTTCTCTGCTGAGGCTTTTGTGGCTCAGGTGCTTCAGGAAAGGCTTCTGGGAACCGCCTGCGCATCGTCTCGTCGATACGCTTGTAGTAGTCGTCAGTACCAAGGTATTCCGCCCCGTACTCACGGTACAACTTTTTATGCAGTCCCATCGCTGCGTCCGTCATCTCCTCGTCCTTATTGAACCAGTTTGAGTTCCGGCGCTGCCAATCAGCGAATTTTGGGTCAACAGGCCTTTGTTCCTGCCGAATTTGCGGGAGTTGTACCTCAGTTTCTTCGTCTTGTAAAGTGGGTTTAAAGTTTCTTGTGCGATCCAACTTCAAAGACGCGTCCACTAAGGCCTGCTGTGCCTCAACTAACTTATCAGCGTCGCCCGAGTCATACGCCTCGCGGTAGTTCCGCTTAGCTACCTCAACGTCGGTCTCCGCCGCAGCTTTAACTGTGGCTAGATATTCTTGCTCCCCAGAGGACAACGTAGCCTTTAAGCGTTTGTTCTCCTCTAAGATACTTTGAGCTATCCGCAAGGCCTCTTCCTGCTCTTTTAAGGCCTTCTCCTTCTCCCGGCGCTCATCGTGCCAAGCCTTCTTATACTGTTTGAACCGGCTGACTACCTCGTCGGGGTAGTCCCCGCCGTCCTCCGGTTTTTCCAAAGCATTAACAATATCGGCAGGAAGTGGCTCCTTACCACGGTCTTCTTCAGGAGTGTCGTCCTCAATCTCGACGACAAATTCCTCTTCTTCGTTCTCCGCAACCGGGGTCTCGTTCTCAACCTCATCGGGGAACTTATATTCAGCTTGTTCCATGGGCATGGTTATCTCCTTATGCTCGTGAAATACCGCGTGGGTCTTCGACTATGGCCTCAACTGAGTCATCATTAATGATGCGGAACTCCCGCCCATGAATCTTCAGTCTGGTGCCACTGTTGGGACGTGCCAAGATAAAGTCGCCCTCTTTACACCAAGGGCCGTTCGGAAATCTCTTGTCGTCTTTATAACAGTCTGGCCCGAGTTTCACGACAAAGAAGACCGTGCTAAGGACTTCCTCGTAATGTACGGTTTGACCTGCCTTTAACAGGCCGCTGTCGTACTTCTCTTCTATTTCAGGAATGGCAACTAATATCCGGTAACCTGACGGCTCCGGTAGTTGCTTCGCTTTCTCTTCTGCGGTCTGTGGCAGTGTTGACACTTCACCGCTTTCTGTAGCGATGGCTAGTTCAGTCATCTGAATACTCCATGTGTTTTGCGAGGTCTACTATGTATGCTTCTACTGCGGTGAGACCTCGAATTTCACCGCAGATAAACCGGTATTCCTCAAAGCTCTTGGCTGAACTGTTGCCCAGCCCGTCGGATAGTTGTGCTCGACGGGCTCTTATCTCTTTAAGGATTGCCTCAAATGCGTTCATTTACTCTTCCCTTTCTGTGGGGGTGGTGGACGATTCTGTTGCTGTTGACGCTGTTTACTTAGATCAACAGTCGCTCTAAAGCCTTCAGACTCTTGTTGTCTGTCCATTCTCATGCGATCAGTCTCAACCTTGACGGCGATGTTTGCCCCAGCAATCTCCTTCTGCGCATCAATCCGAGCCAGTTCAATCTGCAACTGCTTATCGCGGGCTGCTGCGTCAGCCTGATCTTTGGCGATCTTGCGCTGAACTTCTGCCTGTTTGATCTGCAACTCTTGCATCTGCATCTGAATGATCGGGTCTTGCATCTGCTGTTGAGCCTGCTGTTGTTGGGCTTCTTGCATATGCTGTTGTACAAGCTGTTGTGACGCTTGTGCTGCCATCTGAGAAATCTGAACTTCCATCTCTTTCGGAATGGAAATGTCCTCGTCTTCCTCGTAGTTCGGTAACTGAATACCCATCGCTGCTTCCATCTGCTTGCGGTACTCGTACCCAACGTGCTCATTAATGTGCGCCATCATTGCCGCTTGCATCACCTGCGCTTGTGGGTTCTGCCCGATAATCTCTTGTACTTTCGGGTCTTGCATAGCCCCCATATGAACAGAGATATGCGCCTGATGATCCTGATACAAAAACGCTTTGACAGGTTTACCCATCAGAATGTTCTGGTTCTCAGTAATCGGATCACGCGGACGCGTGTCGTCTTCTGTCGGCACTAACTTGTTAGCGTTCTTAATGCCCAACACATCAAGCATCTGACGGTGCAGAAGTGGCATGTCATATAGTTGTGGTGCGGTTTGTGCCAGCTGTAGTACCGCTTGATACTGCACAACCTTCTGACTCATCGTCGCAGCATTTGGATCACTGACCGGAATCACATCTACTTGGTCGTAATCACTCTGCTTGGCTTTACGAGTACCATCAACCGGCTCGTAGTCGTAGTCAGGTGGCGTGAAGTCTCTGATGATTTCTTTAAGAAGTCTGAACTCCTCGTGCATCGAGTAGTGAATCCGTGCCTGCACAGCAGACATGATCTTCAGCGTTCTTTCGAGAATCGCCAGCGTAGTACCAACAGGTGCTTGTGCCGACATGTCAGACACTTGCAGTTCTGCCGCGTTAGCAAACCTGCGACCTTCTTCGATGATCTTATCCATCAAGCCAGCTAAGACTTGACTTGGTTCCTTATAAGGAAGAGGTAGTATGTTGTCGCGTATCGCACCACTCGGTACATCCACATCTCTAAACTCGCCCGGAGAGATCGGTGTGTCATCGCCCTTAATACGCATACCACGGGCTTTCAAACCGCCCGGCAAGTTAGACAACGTACCTGCATCGACCAGCTGACGCATAATCGATGTACCGCTCTTCGCATACGCGCCGATCAAGTGAATGAAGCCGAAGCAATAGAAACCAAAGCCGGGGATGTAGCCATAGTGCACGAAGTGACTACGCTTGTGTTTTAGCTTGTCATTCGGCTTGTAATTGCGACGAATTGCCAGAACTTTCTGCGTGGCTTTATCAATAGTGACGATGTATGGCAACTTAATACCGGTTTCTTCACCATCGTCATCGGTGTCCTCATATCCGGGTAGATCGAGGTAAACCTGCATTTCAAGGAGCTTGTAGCGGCTGTCAGTAACAGCGCGAAAGCCCATCTTTTCTGCAATCTTCTTTTCTACTTCTTCAATCGTATCGACTGGCTCACCCAGATCAACGTCTCTGTAGAAGCCATCAACTTGCAGTCGTCTAATCTCGTTCTCAGTCTTACGCATCACGTGTGTGACACGTTCTGCTGTCTTCAAACTTGACGTGCCATACGGCACAACAACGTCTTCAGCGGGGACATAAATAGATACTTGCCGACCCAACGCCGGATCGAAGTACACCTTCTTAAACGCATTACCAGACAGCCCCAAGCCCCACAACATACGCTCATGTTCAGGACGATATTCGGGCATCTCTTCTGTCAAACGGTAGTTCATGTCGTCTCTGACACGCTCAGCCGCTTCTTTCTTTTCAGGAGTCTCCTTACCGATAATTTTCGTCTTAACCGGCCCAGCAGCCGGGAAAGTTTCCATGATCGTCTCCGATTGGAATTTGACGAGTGCTTCTGAGAGAAGAGGGTGTGTAACTCCACATGCGCCTGCCCACGGTTCTGTTCGCTCTTCAAGTTTCATCCCCAAGAGATCAAGACCATCAACATACGTCTGAATCCAATCTTTGCGACT